TTCTCCGTATGGAGAGAACTAATCGGCTACCTTCCTCAACTGTCACTATGTAAGGTAATTTTATTCCGGTAGGTCCTTCAGAATTTGTATCCTCAAAACCTTCCAAATCCAGATTGACATGACACTCTAACAATGTGTAGACAGGTTCCTGTCTGCCAGATTTTTTAGTACCATCTAATTCTCTTTCTTTTTTCTCAAGATCATTTTTTTCAACATGACCTGGAGGTCCTAGATCTATATCTCTGTAGAAACCAGACACCTGTTGTTTTCTTAATTCGTTTTCTGACATCTTGACCGTGTGTATGATCGCCTCTGCATCTTCTAAACTGTTTGCTGTATAAGGCACAACCAACTCATCGGCTGGAACAAATTTTGATACCGCTCTGCCTAGTGGCACGTCATAATAAACTTTTTTAAATGTAGAACCTGCAAGCGGTAGATGAAATAACATTGAGTCAAACTCCTCCTCGTACTCCTTCATCTGATCCATTATCAGATAGTTCATGAAATCTTTTACACGTTGAGCCTGTTGTTCTGTGCCAGGATTTTTTAATCCTATGACCTGTGTTCTCACAGGTCCATCGCTCGGTAGTAATTCTTTGTATGCCTGTGCCTGAAACTGTGTTACCGCCTCAGCCAACACCGGGTGAGTCGCACCTGATGCTCCCTGAAATGGTTCTGTTCTATTCTCGTATTTAAATCCTAAAAGATCAAGACCCTGGACGTAAGATTGCTCCCAGTCTTTTCTTGATGCTTTGTAATCCATGTAATTCTGAACCATCTCATTACCGATCGGATCGAGTATGTCGTCTGGTAATATATCTGCTAGATTATCAAAATGGTTCTCTGTGCCTGGTATATTTATAGCTCCCGGTTCAAAGTCTATCGTCGCTCCGCCGTCCTCTTCTGGAATGACCTCTACGGGTCCTTTTTCTTCTACTGGTTCCTGAACAGCAACCTCTTCTGCTATCTCCTCCTCTGATGGGATCTCAATTTCGGTTCTAGTGTTCGGGAGTCCTTTATCTATTTCTGCCATTTGTTACTCCTATATATTCTTAACACGTTTCATTAAATAAGACAAGCCTTGTGGATTAGGTCCTGACTCTGGTGGTGGTCCCGAGTCCACACCCGCTTCTTTTGCTATTCCTCCACCTGCTAATGTGTTTCTTCCTTCAGGATATAAAATAGGTCTTTCTTGAAAACCAGATCCAAATCTATCAGAAGGTTGATATAAGTTCAAATCAATATTTACAGGCTCACCCATTGTGCCTGATGCTCCATAAACTTGTTCAGGACTTGTTGCTGCTGCAAGTTCTGCCAAAGACATATTTTTTATATCTTTTTGTTGCTGTACATAATAATCGTCAGGTATTTTAAATCCTTGAGACTGTTGATACTTCGCATAACCTAGAAGTTCACTTTCTGGTGCAAGTAATAAATCTCTAGGCAATTGAGGAGCCATTTTTAAATTTAATTGTTCCTGTGTTACTTCAGGTGCTGTTAATGTTTCCACATCACTATCTAGATCTACGTCTCTAAACTTAGATTTTAATTTCGTTAAAAGAGATTTTGATTTTCTTATATCATCAACTTCATCTTGCATTCTATTCGCATATATTTGTTCTGCATCTGTCATTTTAAATGTTGTATTCAAAGCATCTGTTGCTTGTTTGATTTGATTATTAAGATTCAAAACATCTTGATTTAAATCACCAATGTAATCAAACTCACCACCTCCAGATAAATTTTCTAAATTATCTCTTTGACTTGTTAGACTGTCTATCTTTGCAAGTTGATTTTTATAATCAATAGATCTACCAATAATAGCTGCGGTCTCAGGATTCATTAATCTTGTAGCTTCCATCATCTCAGCTAGTTTGGTTTGATCACCTGGTAATAAATATTCTGATGCTCGTAACAAAGCCTCAATAGGTTTGTCACCCATCGTTAATCTAACTGTGGCGTCAGCTGCAACGTACATCGCTTCAGGTATGACACCAAACTTCATAACGTTTCTTCCTAGATTTTTTGCTCTGTTTGCAAACGCTGCAAAGTTTTTAAGTTGTGTCGAGTTTGCATTTTTCATCCCAGAGTTAATAACTCGTGCACCATCTTCAGCACATTTAGAAAGACTAACCGTGCCGCTTTGATATCCTATTCTACCACCATCAGCTTTTCGCATTCGGATTAACATTTGACATTGAGGATTTCCAGAAACTCCTGCTAACATTTTTTCAAATTGTGACATGGTAACAGCTTCAGTTCTTACACCAATGCCTTTGCTTGCTAAGTCCTGTACGTTTGCTTTTGCTTCAGGAGATAAGTATTTAAAATTAGGCAAAAAGTTTTTAGGATTAATTTTTTTACCTGGCTTATATTCAATTAAAGGAACATCTATTCCATATTTTTTACCATAAGCTGCAGCATCTTTATTGTAAAGTTTAACAACCTCATTTATATCTTGATAAAATTTGTTATTATATTTATAGCCTTTAGTGGGTTTTTGTCCTGTAATAACCTGTTCAAAAATTCTAGAAAAAGGTTTATCAATTTTAACCATTTTATCTGCGTTAATTTTTTTCTTCAAACCTTGAACTAATTCTGTGTATCCTGGAGCTATTTCATGAGTTGCAGCTAGTCCTGCAACCTCGTCTAGATTATATCCTTTTTTTAAAAGTTTTTTAATATTTGTTCTTTGAAGCTCTGTTTGTCCTTGTTTTAAACCAAGTAAACCATCTCTTATGGCAAACATTCTATCTCTAACAATTCCTTGATCATATGTAATAGGTTTAACTTTACCTTTTTCTCCTTCTTGTAAAGCTAAAGTTTCATCTATTAATTCAAATAAATAATCTCCTCGTTTTTCAACATTAGGTAATTTTAATTTATTTCCATTTGCATCTGTTACTTCTCTAACTCCATATAAAAATTCTGCATATTTAGAAGCATCTGAACCTACCGCTCTAATAGTTCTTGGCTTGTCATCTCCATAAATATTAATTGCTAATTGTCTAAAAAAATCTTCATCAACATCCGATATTTCATAAAGTCTTTCAAACTCTTCAGCAAATCTTATAATTTGTGGATTAGATCTTGTATCTTGTGTAAGTCCTACAAAAGTATCTGCAAACTCTGGTTCTTGTAACACTCTATAAAAACCACCTGAATCAGGTTTGCCCGGTATCTCATATTTTTTTGCTATATAAGAAACGTTTATAAATTGTTTATTACCTTTAGGAATTGTTTTTTTTATATCTCTTAAAATATTTCTAAAAGTTTCTGTTTGACCAAGTTGTTTTTTTTTTAAATCAGTTGTAACTTTATCTTTAAATTCTTCGGTATTAATTAATCTTGATATGTCTGAATCAATCTTTGCATTTTTTGGTAGTCCTGCTTTCTTTTTTATATCTGCAATATCTTTAAAATTAATAGAATCTTTTCTTTTTAATACTTTTCTTAAATATTCTCTAACGATTGGAATACCTTTTCCCTTATCTCTTTGTTCTATAAATTCTTTTGTAGCAACTTTTGGATCAGGGTTAGCATACCCCTGCCTCGTGCCATCAAAACCTGGTTGCACTAACATACCACCGCCTGCCATGTCTTTACGACCTAGCTGATCGGGTCTTGGATTACGTCTCATAAACTCATTGACTACATTTTTTTGTTCAACAAAAGCTGGTAGATCTGGTTGTTTAATATCTTTCGTTCCTAGCTTTAGATATTTTTTGAGTATAGAGTTTTGACTCGTTAGTTGTTTGTATACTTCTCTTAGCTTGTACGGGTTCATTATTCCCCTAACATTCTAGCGATACCACCACTTGCTTTTTTGATTGATGGTGCATCACCTGTTGCTTCTTCTATAATTTCTTTTCTAATAAATTCTGACATATCATCAGCGTCTGCCTCTGTGCCATCCATATCAAATTCTACTTTGTATTCATCATACTCATCTGCACTTCGATAACCTCTTTTAGTTTCAATATCAAAATCAGCATCACCTTTTCTATATTCCATAACAGATCTGTCACCTATGCCCTCATAAGATTTATCACCAGAGGTAACACCGACTGATTTATCCTTTATAATTCTGATATCACCAGTGTTAAGATCCTCAATTAATTCATACTCGTCACCATTCTTACCTGTGTATCGGGTAATCTCCACTCTTTCTTGATACGTAACTTTATCTGGCTTACCAAGTTTTTTAATTTTCTCTGCGAGCTCAAAGAAGTACGGTGGTGGCACAGAACTTGTTGTTGTTGTCTCCGCAACTTTTTCTATAACTTTGGGTGCGGTTGTATCTGAGAATCTTAATATACCAGATTTAGCGG